AGACGCCTAACATGAGAACGATCTCGGATAATCAAGAGGATTACTCGATCACATTCCGAGGCAATAGTTGGCGAATCGCAGAGGTTTTTGAGCACGATGACAGACAGTGGGTCTCGCTAATGTGCTACAGAAACGAACCTAGCGTGGCGGTCTGATATGGGGCAAAATAGCGCGGTTGTTTATGCTCAGGCGATACAAGCGCAATTAGTCACGGTTTGTACACCGACACCCGTTTATGCAGTGTTCAACCGTAACTTTGCAAGCGAACCGACTTTTGTAACGTGGCAGCTCAGAGACGTTCATCAGCCGGTGTATACGGGGCCACAGTCGGTTAAGGGTATAGATCGACCGGTGTTTCAGGCGACGGTGTTTGCTCAGTTGATGGCGAATTGTTTTAGTAAGGCGCAGCAGATTGTGGATGCCTTACACGGTTATCAAGGTACTTTCGGCGGTCTTTTTTTTGTGTCAAAGGTCGATGTTGATTGGCTCTTTCACACATACGACAATGACAGCAAATTAAATCAAATCGTTCTTGATTGCACTTTAGACATTCCTGCGTAGAGGTGAAAAATGGCTCTTCCTAATAAAGTTTTACCCGGCTTTTCAGCCTCGCTGTATTGCCAGCCGGGGGCAAATCCAACACCGTTGACTAGCTCGACAATCAACGTTTATGCAAGCGTTTCACCGATTGCAGTTATTGGAAACCTTGTTCCTGTCGAAGCAATCCCTGCTTTTGGGCAAGATGATGCGGTGGCTAACTTCTCGGTTGCTGGTTCGCGTCAATCTGACAAGATCCCCGTTCAGTCTGCACCTACAAGCATGACTTGCGTAGCAGCGTGGAATCCTTCGGACTCGGTTCTTCTTTTGCTTCGCGCTGATGCTTACAACGGGACAATTGATCGCACGTTTGTTATCTCAGCAACCGATGGCACAAACGTAGTCTGTTACGCTTTCAACGGTCGAGTAAGCCAGTGGACGATTGATCCTGCTCCCGGCGCTGAAGCTCAAGTTACATTCACCATTCACCCCAGAGGAAACCTTTATGGATGGTCAAACAGCACTCCTTGATTTCCTTGAGGGCATGAAGGGATACTATGGCGATCTTCACCAGTACGCTAAAGGCCATCCCTTTACCCTTCAAGAGGTGGATGCCGCCTTACAGGAAGCCGAAGCCGCTGAAGCTGTCTGTCTTAACGTGATGAGGCAATATGCAGCGAGCGAGTGACGATTTACTGAGCTATCTCATCGCGCAGGCCCAAACCGGTGCTAAGAACTGGTTTGGGTATCCACAGCAACGGCTCATCAATATTTCGCTGTGCCATCAAATCGCGGCTAATCACGCGGACTGCATGTCACCGGATGAAATTGTTGATTACGTCCTGAAACTAAACGATCAGATCTTCAAGCGCATCGTTACCAATGGGCAAACTTGAAGCTAAGGGATTTAAAGAGTTTGAAGATTCCCTTTTAGAGTTAGCCGAGGAATTTGGCACGACCAAAGCTCGACGCTCTTTACTTCCCGGTCTCAAATCCGCGATGGAGCCCGTTAAGGCAGCGATCAAGGGAAGGGTCCCCGTCGATACTGGCAAGCTCCAGTTAAAAGTCAGAAACGGCGCAAAGGTTGCAACCCGAAAAGACAAAGGCAAAAAGTATCTGAGCCGCGATACGGTGGCTTTTGGTTTTGTCGATGTCGGTGTTGGTTATCGAGATGCGAAGGGCGAATATCGACCCGCTGCCGAAGCTATAGAATTCGGCACTGCCGAGCAACCCGCAAGACCGTTCATACGTAACTCTTTTCAATCAATGGCATCATCTGCCCTTGATCGTCTAGCGTCTTTATTGGGCGCTCATATGGATCTCTGGGCAGCAAAACAACGAGCAAAGGTTAGAAAATGAAAATACAGGACAGATTTGGAAAGTCATTTCAACGACAGACTCACGCGGATATTGATTTCGCTGGGCATACGTTAAAAGTCTATCTTCCGACTCGGAAAGAAATGTTAGGACTTGAGGACAAGATCAAGAACCCGCCGGATGCTTTAATAGCTGAAGAATACGAGAATCTACATGCCACATTTCAAAAGCTCTACAAGATCAATCAAAACGTTAATGCTGAGTTTAAGGACGATGACATTGTCGTAGAGGGTCGAAGCCTACGAGAGGCGGCAAAGTTTAAGGCTCAGGATTTGATGCGCGAAATCGCCTATGTGAATCTGGTCGGATTTGAAGAAGGCGACGAAATGCTTGCGCTATCTTACGAGCAAATCTCCGAGACCTTTTCCGAAGCGCAGATTAAACACTTAGTCAGTTTGATTGAGAAAGCAGTCAATCCTGATTACGAGGCCATCCAAAAAAACTAAAGGGGTCGCTATATCGTCAGGTTAGGGCTACGGCGATCTTTAACGGCCAAAGTCCTGAAGTGTTTGATAGCCTTGATGTAGCGACCGTCCGAGAGTTAGAATTGATGTACCGCGACGGCATGATCGGAGCGAGACATAACTTAATGTTGATCTCGCACTTGATGGCAATCGTTTACAACGCATTGTCTAAGAACCCGATGAAAAGCCGCGAGTTCTTCCCGCATCTGGAGGAGTATTTTGTTCCTCCAAACTATATGACAAAACAAGAGCGTGATTTTCTGGCGTTCACTTCGCTACCCGGATTCAAAGCGGAGTTTCTTGAGATATTAGGGGGAAATCGTGGCGGGTAAACTCATTGCAGCCCTACAAGTTGCTCTCGGTCTGGAGAGTGCAAAGTTCGTTCAAGAAGTTGACAGGGCGAGACAAAAAACCCGCGAGCTGAAAGTATCTGTAGACGTTTTAGGTACGGCTATAGGCGCACTACGCAGCCCGATGTTATTAGCCGCGGGCGCTGCCACAGCTTTTGCTACATCCTTTTTTAAAGCAGCAGATGCGGTTAATGACTTTGCTGAGGGCTCCGGTCTAGCGATTGAGGAAGTCTTAGCCCTGCAAAGCGCGATGGTCCAATCAGGAAAAGAGGCCGACAATGCCGCGCAGATGTGGGATCGGTTCTCTACGACTTTAGGTGGGGCTGCTGACGGGCAAAAGGAACAAGCCGATCTATTTAAAGAACTCGGTGTAAGTATTGCCGATGCTGGCGGAATGCTGCGTCCTGAGATTGAGATCTTTAGAGACCTAACCTCGGTGCTTTCGCAGATGGGTCCGGGCGCAGAGCGGGCAAGACTTCAGGTTCAGTTGTTTGGTAAACAGTTTGCCAACATAGATATATCTAAGATCGACCAGCTCTCAAGAAACACCGACAAGTTCACCGGCGAAGCTAAAAAGGGTGTTTTAGCTATTGGTGAAATCGGTGACGCAATCGACCAGTTAACTGAGAAGGCGAAGATCGGCTTTCTCACGATGATGGGCAAAGCGCGTGACGCGTGGACCGGCATTAAGAAGTTCTTAGGATTTGGAGAAGAAGAAGCTCCCGCTCCGGTCATGAATGTTGCAAAGGGCGGCATACAGTCAGGAACGAGAGTTAAGCCCGTAAAAGATACAAGCGCAGATGCAGCGGCAAAAGCGCTTAAGTCTTATTTAGAAGGCTTAGACGCTCAGATTCTCAAACTCAGAGAAGGCGAGGAAGCCGCACTTAGGTTTGAGGCTGCAAAACAAGGTGGTCCTGCTGGCTTAGAAAAGATGGAGCAAATCATTAAGCTCCGCAGAGAAGAAGCGGAGATGCAGGAGCAACTACAAAGGAATGCAAAGGAAGCCGCGCAAGAAATAGCGGCAGCCGAAGATCTGCGAAAGATGCGGCAGGACCAGATCATCAAGGATTACGAGAAACAGATTGAAATAGAAAAGGAAGCTCAACAGGTCGCTCTAGACGCAATGTGGCAGGCCGAGGTCACTGCCAATAAAGAACTAGAGGCGATGGATCTCACGAAGAAAGAAAAGGACGAGCAACTAGAGCTTCTTGAGGATCTTCGGGACGGTTATAAATCTCTCGGGACTACGATTGTCGAAGCCTTCATGCAAGGCAAGTCAGCCTCGCAGGCTTTCAAGTCTGCGCTTAGTTCGCTCTTACAGAAACTAGCCTCGAGATCGCTTGATAAGTTTTTGGATGCCATCTTTAAGCCAAACATGACGGGCGCTCCCTCATTGTTTGAGAACTTTATGTCGACCATTCCCGTTATCGGCGGGATCTTTGGCAAGCGAGCCGGAGGAGGCCCGGTTAATTCCGGGAGCCCTTACATCGTGGGCGAAAGAGGTCCTGAGTTGTTTGTGCCTAGCATGTCTGGGCAGGTTGTCCCGAATTACGCGATGGGCGGAGCGACCACCGTGAACAACTACAACATACAAGCTATCGACGTTAAGTCTTTTGAAGATCGGATCATGGGCAGCAATCGAGCGGTATGGGCGGCAAACTCCTACGCTCAAAAATCACTATCACCTAGAGGTCGAGCATGAGCTTCCAGACCATCCTAAACATTTCACAATCCATCACGGTTAACAACCGAAGAATGGTAGGTCAGCAATACTCACGATCAGGGCAAGTAAGGACAGCTCAGTATGTGACCTCGGTTCCGTGGGTGTTCACAGTTAAGCCTCATGCTTATCTCTATTACCCGCAAGTCAGGGATGTCATTCAGACGATTGACAATCTGGATAGACAGAATGCAGCGACCATCACATTCAACACTAAAAACCTTCAGTGGTTCACGGAATACAAGGGCGGTCTCAGTTCGGTTCAGGCCGCAGCGCTGACTCTTGCGAGCGTTCCTGCTGCCAATGCGACAACGATCTCAATCGGCAATCTGCCAGCGGTTGCATCTGGAGTGGTTGTTTTTGCTGCTGGCGACTTCATCCAGATTGGAAACTATCCCTACAAAGTCACCACAGAGGTCTTGAGAGGCTCAGGATCGACCGTTAGCGTCACGATTCATCGACCGATCATAGGAACACCCTCGACGGGAACATTGACGGCTGTAGGGGCTTCCTGCACGTTCTCTGTCGTTGCTGAGGTCTGCCCGACCTACACACTAAGACCGATGACAAATGGTGCTTTTGTTGATTGGGATGCCGACTTCGTTTTCAGAGAGAACGTCCAATGAGTACCCCAATGACAGCGCTGAATAGCGCAACTATCACACACGGTGAATTTGTAAAGCTAACAACATCGACCACGACCTACACGTTTTGCAATGCAGCAGCCCCGATCACTGTCGGAGGCAATACGTTTACAAGCCTCGGAAGTCTCTTGTCTGTTGGGGCGGTGAATCGTGAGATCAAAGCAACCTCGATAGATATGGTGATTGGTCTTATAGGCATCGACCCGACAAACATTTCTTTGGTCTTAGGCTCAAACATTAAGGGTTCTACTGTCGAAATTTGGCGCGGATTCTTCGACTCTAACTATCAGATCATTACAAGCCCGACAACGCAGTTTTTTAAGCGCTATCAGGGCATCGTCTCAAACATGTCGATTACGGAGGATTGGGACGAGAACGCACGAAGCAGGACTGCAACGTGTTCTATCTCATGCTCTTCTTTCCGGTCGATTCTTGAGAATCGGATTGCAGGGATCAAAACCAATCTCACGACGTGGCAGCAGCGCTACGCATCCGACACGAGCATGAGCCGAGTCGCGGCTATTGCTGGCCAATACTTTGATTTTGGAGCTCCACCTAAATCTGGCTCACAGTCAGATCCCGGAAGCGCACAAACCCAATTGCCAGATCCTAACGACATAAGAGACGCGGGATGAGAGAAGCGACAAAATACGATGTGCCTCATCTTATTGAGATGATGAAGGCCTACGCAGACGAGGCAGGTATAGAAGCACTAAAACACAATCAAAACGAACCGCAAGTCCGAAACCTTTTCGATCAGATGATTCACGGCAGGGGATTTGTTTTGGTTGATGACAACCTACACGGATTCCTTGCTGCGTACATCACAAGAAACTTTTGGAATCGCTACGTCAGAGAGCTTCACGAGGTAGCGTGGTGGGTCATGCCTGAGTACAGGAACACAAGTCTCGGTGGCAGGCTTTGGTTGAGGTTTAACAAACTTGCTCAGTACATGCTGGACTCTAAGCGGGTAGACATTGTTTGCACAAGCCTCATGCCATCTAGTCCAGACATTGATTACACACGATATAAATACAAGCCCTTGCAAGCTACCTTCTTTCGAGAGTAAATCATGCCCGCATCAATCATCCTTGCAGCTGCTGGAGTTCAATTAACTGGATTTGCATTAACAGCCGCTACTTTTGCGATCAATTTTGCGGTTTCGTATGTTGTTACGAGAGCTTTTGGATCTAAGGCTCCGAATTCACAGGACACTGGCGCAAGGCAACAGGTTCCTCCAGCCAACAACAACTCAATTCCTGTCGTTTATGGTGATGCGTGGCTAGGTGGCGTTTTTGTCGATGCAGTCTTGTCGAGCGATCAAAAAACGATGTATTACGTTCTTGCGATCAGTTCTATCTCATCGGACGCAAGCGCGACCTTTTCTTATGACCGCACAAAGTTTTATTACGGTGATCGTTTAGTCACTTTCGATGGAACGGATCAGACTAAAGTAGTGTCTTTGACCGACGGTGATGGAAACGTCGACACAAAAATCTCCGGCAATCTGTATATCAGTCTTTATACGTCGACAAATGCAGGAACCATTACATCTGTAAACGGAACCGCGCCTAATGTCTTTATGGGCGGATCAGATATTCCTGTCGCGTTACGCTGGCCTTCATCAGGGCGGCAGATGAATGGTCTAGCGTTTGCGATTGTGAAGCTCAATTACAGCGCAGACGCAGGGACAACCGGTCTCCAGCCAATCACGTTTTACTGCAAGCATTACCCCAAAGGCGGAACGGTAGCAAAGCCCGGAGATGTTTGGTCCGACTACATGACCGACACAAGGTATGGCGCTGGCATGACGGGTCTAGTGGACTCTACAAGCGCGACGGCTCTTAATACTTACTCCGACCAGACGATCACCTACACACCCGCGGGCGGCGGATCAGCTACACAGGCTCGCTACAGAATTAACGGTGTTGTCGACACAGGAAGGCCGGTTCTTGAGAACGTCGAGAAGATGTTGGAGTGTTCAGACAGTTGGATGGCTTACAACGCGGCTTCAGGTCTTTGGTCAATTGTCATTAACAAAGCAGAAAGCTCGACCTTTTCATTTAATGATACAAATCTTCTCGGCGAGATCAGAGTTTCGGCTACCGACATCAATCAACAGATCAACCAAATCCAGATTGAGTTTCCATCTAAGTTAAACAGAGATCAGCCGGATCTTGTTTATATGGAGACACCCGCGGGTCTCTTATATCCCAACGAACCACCTAACAGACAGACAACCACCCTAGAGTTTACGAACGACTCTGTGCAGGCTCAATACTTAGGTAATCGCAGACTTGAGCAAGCCAGAGAGGATTTGATTGTCACGATCACTGCGACTTACCCCGGCATTCAAGTGGACGCGGGTGATGTGGTTGATATTACAAACGCTGACTACGGATGGACGAATAAGCTATTTAGAGTGATGAAGGTATCCGAGGCGACTGTCGATGACGGCAACCTCGGTGCAAGCCTAGAGCTTTCTGAGTACAACGCGGCGGTTTACGACGATGCGAGCATCACCGCATTTACTGCCGCTCCCAATTCAAGCCTGCCGAGCCCTAATTACTTTTCTTCCCTGAATGCTCCGGTTATTGGAGACCTTGCACCTTCGGCAGCTCCTCCGACTTTCTCGGCCACCTGCACGATGCCAGCAGTCGGAAGAGTAACGACGATCACCTTGTTTTACACGACCTCTGCGAGCCCATCTGCTACGGATTGGAAAGTCTGGAGTTCAACCATTCTCTCTAATGGCTCTACGTTTGCAAACTCATCGACTTTTAAGTTTGACAACATTACACTTTCTGCGGCGAGTTATTACTTCGCTTTCTCTGTCGAAAACGATTCTGCAAAGAGCGCTCTTTCAGCTACAAGCGCGGTATTAGTTTGGTCTCCAACGGCTTTGGCGGGACCAACAGGCCCCACCGGGGCGGGCGGAGCCACTGGCCCTACCGGGGCAGGCGGGGCTACCGGCAGTTCTGGCTTAGTAGGGATTGCCGCACTGACGGCTTATCTTGTTCAGTCACAAAGCGCATCAGCACCAACCTTTACGACTCCAACCGCTGGATCAGCGGTTCCTAGTGGCTGGTCCTCATCAACTCCTGCGGTGTCTATCGGGCAAGTGCTTTGGTACATACAAGGACGATATAACGCCAATGCAGTTACGGTGGACGGTGTTCCGGCTAACTCAACAGCGTGGACAGGCCCGATTGCCGCATCAATCTTCCAAAGCATTAGGTCCGATAACTACAACGGTCCAACCCCACCAACAACCACAAACTTTGGAACCCTCGGCTGGTATCTCGATCAGCCTTCAGGAAACCTCTACGCGAATGCTGCATATCTTAGAGGTGAATTAGTTACGGGCGTAAGCGGGGCGCAGCGGGTCGAGATCAACAAGGGAGTCTCCAATAAGGTCGCGGTTTACAACTCCAGCAATACGTTACTAGCGACATTTGGAGGCACTGGCACAAGCACAGACGCACTACTAAGGCTTAATCCTGTCATCACCGGATCGACGGCTGTGGGAGCAAGCGCAGAGATCCCCAACGTGACGGGACTTAGTAATAGTTCCTATGGTTACTACTCAAAAACAGTTGATGCTTCGATTGAAGGCACATTAGGAGCGTGGGTAGGAACGGGCTCGACAAACATTCGGTCGGGTGCAAGTGGAACCAGAGATTACGGCTCAGGTGTAGTCAGTGGTTTCTTAGGCTATCAGGATGGATCTTATTCGGCCGCGGTTAGGGGATACAACACGAGCGGCGGAACAGAAGTCTCGATTGCAGACTCTTCAGGTTATGCTCTAAATATCCGCAGCGGAACTATCAGATACGGTTCTTATAATTTCTCTGCCTTCAACGGCTCTACGACTCAATTCCTGAGAGGCGATGGAACTTTTGCCACTCCAGCAGGAGGTTCTGGAACGGTTACGAGTGTTAGTGGAACCGGATCTGTTTCTGGGATCACTTTAAGCGGGACGGTTACGACAAGCGGAAGTCTTACGCTCGGCGGGACGATCAGTCTTAGCGCGTCAGACATTCCTAATCTTCCCGGCAGCAAGATTACAAGTGGGCTTGTTTCCGAGGCCTATGTTGGCGGATTTAAGAACGGGTCAACTTCAGTAGTTGGGGCGGCGGGAACCGGTTCTACAGCGACCCTGCAAACATTTTTAGGATCAGAGAACACCAATCTCACGACCGGGAATATGGTGTACTACACGCTGTCAGGCGGAACCTATGCGGGCGTTTATATCAATCAAAGAGGATCGACATCAACGTGGTCGACGCTAACCTCTGACGCAAGAATGAAAGATGTATTAGGAGACATTCCTGTCCCTAATGCACTGGAGGCTATAAAGGCAATCGGAAAACCGGTTGTTTGGAAATGGAAGCATGAAGCATCTAATCCAGTCTGGGGTTACACGGCGCAGCAAGTCGGCGCAGGTATTGCAGAGGCTTTAGTTGAATCACCAATGCTTCCTAACGGCGATTATCAAAAAGTGCCGGGGACGAATGATCGAGTTTTAACGTTTGATAACACTAAATTCCAGATGCTAAAAGATCTTGCTTTACTGGAGTTGATTCATAAGGTTGAGGCATTAGAGGCTAGACTTGCGGAGCTAGAATGAACTGGCAGATCACCAAACTAGAAGTGAAACCCATTGTAGATGGCCTCTCAGACGTTGTTATCGCGGCCTCGTGGACTGTAAATGAGGCGGATGAGTCATTCTCAGGAGTGACATTATTAAGCCCTCCTAGCGGCGATTTCACACCTTACAACAGCCTTACGCAAGATCAGGTTTTAGGATGGGTTTGGCAGAAAGTCAGTAAGGAAGGAACTGAGGAGATTGTTAGTACAAGGCTTCAGGAAAAACAGTCACCCTCGACGATTGACCCACCGCTGCCGTGGGGTTAAACTCTAGAAAAGACAAGATAGCCCATCGTTCTGCTGAGAGTGCTTAGCGAACGTCAATTTACCGAGTGAGGGAAACGTGGCGATCTTCAATAAGAATACGCTGACACAAATCAGTGGATTCGATAATCAAATTATTGCCGGTGAGCTGGTGTACAACCAGAAAACTTACTGGAATCTTACTCTTTCAGATTCAGATGGAACGCCCAATGATTTAACAGGAGCGACCGTCACTAGTCAAATCATTCGCAGGCAACTTTCCAATGTTAGAGACTCGCGCTACGGTCTCACATTCGACATAGCCGACTACTCACCCACTCCTACACCTGTAAGCCTGACAATCACAAACCAGAATCTTGCTGGCGGATCGTTTACGTTGGTGATAGATGAATCAACGTGGTCCGTATTGTCCACAGACACAGAATTAGATATTAATGCAAACAATCCAGTTGGATTTTCTGGAAACATTAAAATAGCCATTCCTGCAAGTGGATCAACTCCGGCTAAAGACTTAATTGTGTTTCTTTTATTTATAGTTCGCTCTGATGGGGTGACAAATTGAGTACGACAATAAATGGTAGCGGCATTACTTTAATTGTCGATCAGGGCGTAATTGGTCCCACTGGTCCAGCGGGCTTACCCGGAGGACCGACCGGTGCAATTGGTCCAACGGGTGCAACGGGACCTACTGGAGCGGCAGGAACACCCGGAGGGCCCACAGGACCTACTGGCTCAATAGGACCAACGGGATCGGCTGGACCCACTGGTGGCAGCGGACCGACAGGGCCAACAGGTTTATCTGTTACAGGCCCAACAGGACCCACGGGTGCAAATGGAAGCATAGGTAATACCGGACCAACAGGTCCCACTGGAGACATAGGACCAACAGGACCGGCAGGAGGCCCAACCGGACCAACCGGAGCATCAGTCACGGGCCCAACAGGTCCTACTGGTTCCGCTGGTGGATCTGGACCTACTGGTCCGACCGGAGCTAATGGCGGTAATGGTCCAACAGGCCCAACTGGTTCTAATGGGATCGCAGGAAACACAGGGCCCACTGGACCCACTGGCGACATAGGCCCTACAGGACCCGCTGGTGGTCCTACTGGCCCGACCGGTGATATTGGACCGACAGGACCCACAGGGACAATCGGTGCAGCAGGTCCGACCGGCCCCACTGGAGACGCTGGTGTTGCAGGGCCAACCGGTCCCACAGGTAATGCTGGATCCGCAGGTCCCACTGGCCCAACTGGCGCTGCGTCCACAGTCGCAGGACCCACAGGTCCAACAGGAGATTTTGGTCCAACCGGTCCGACAGGGGCGGCCTCAACGGTAGCGGGTCCTACTGGTCCAACAGGTGCTAATGGAACATCAGGCCCGACTGGACCTACTGGTGCGGCTTCAACGGTAGCGGGACCGACAGGTCCAACTGGCGATTTAGGACCTACGGGACCAACAGGAGCCGCTTCTACAGTTGCAGGCCCCACGGGACCTACCGGGGTTTCTGGTGGCTCAGGACCTACTGGTCCAACTGGCCCTGCTGGTAGCGGCGCAAACATTACGGTAAAAGATGAAGGAACAACGTTAACAACTAACGTTACTTCTTTCGATTTCACTGGAACCGGTGTTACCGCTACAAACGTAGGTGATGCGGTAACAGTTACGATTTCTGCGGGCATGGGTCCAACAGGACCTACAGGGCCAACGGGTGCAGCGTCTACCGTGGCAGGCCCAACAGGACCGCAAGGTGTTGCAGGTCCAACGGGTCCTACTGGCGATCAAGGTGCTATTGGCCCAACAGGCCCGACGGGCGCACAAGGATCTGCTGGTCCGACAGGCCCGACTGGGGCAGCGTCTACCGTTGCCGGTCCTACTGGCCCCACGGGTCCGACAGGTGCGGGGAGTGCAGGCCCAACTGGACCTACGGGCGCAAATGGTGCGGCAGGCCCAACAGGTCCTACCGGAGCGGCATCTACGGTTGCTGGACCCACTGGACCGACCGGGGCTCAAGGAAGCGTTGGACCTACCGGTCCCACTGGCGCTGCATCTACGGTGGCCGGTCCTACAGGACCCACGGGAACCTCCGGTCCTACAGGTCCAACTGGTGCGGCATCTACAGTTGCCGGTCCTACGGGTCCGACAGGAACATCAGGACCTACAGGGCCAACGGGTACGGGAACGACAGGACCAACGGGGCCTACAGGTCCAGCGGGTGGTGGCGGAACTTCTAGCGGTATTGTTGCCGCATTGATTTGGGGATAAAAATGGCTGCACCTAATTTAGTGTCGGCGACCACGATTAACGGCAAAACCGTTACGGTTAACCTTTCTACAACGACTGCGACTTCAGTATTAAGCAATGCTGCAAGTTCAGGCAAAGTATTAAAGGTAAACTCGCTTTACGTTGCTAATACAACGTCGACGGCGGCAAATATTACGATCAATTATTACTCTGCTGCTGCATTAGGCGGAACGGCTTTTCCTGTCGCTTCAGTAATTGCAGTGCCGGGGAATGCTACTTTAGTCGTTATTGACAAAGAGGCTTATGTTTACTTAGAGGAGAACACAAGCCTCGGCGCAACGGCAGGCACTTCTAGTGCATTGCAAGTTGTTTGTTCATACGAAGATATAAGCTAGGTGAGCTATGCCACAAGGTAACGGCGGGGTTATAGGCCCGGCAAATATTCCGACAACGACATCTGCAAAGGGTGTCTGGTCACTTGTAGAGCAGATGATTGCCAAAAGTCAGGGCATCTGGCCTGTCACAGGCTACACCGTCATCCAAACCTTTACAGCTACCTCTACGTGGACATGCCCTGCTGGGGTGACAGAGGTTGAGTATTTGGTGGTCGCTGGTGGTGGTGGTGGGGGTTGGACTGATGGTGGCGGTGGAGGCGCCGGAGGATTTAGGACAGGCACTGGGTTGTCAGTAACGGCAAATCAGACATACACAATTACCGTAGGTTCTGGTGGCGCTGGAGGGACAACAAGCACCAGAGGTGTGGCTGGCACTGACTCTTCACTAGGCGCTCCTCTTTCAATCACATCAGCAGGCGGTGGAGGTGGTGGATCATATATCACTCCTTCTAATACTGCCGTAAGTAATGGTGGCAACGGTGGCTCTGGAGGTGGGGGCGGCTTACCGACTGCGGCTGGTTCAAGCACTGGCGGGACAGGAAATACGCCTTCAACGTCGCCTGCTCAAGGGAATAATGGCGGCAACGGTTTATTTCAATCAAGTGCGCCTGCGACTTACGCTGGTGGTGGTGGTGGTGGCGCGGGAGGAAGCGGGACGGCCGTTGCTTCTGGAACCGGCGGCGGTAATGGTGGGGCAGGAAGTATTGGGCCTAGCTTTGCATATGGCTATGGAAAAAGCGGAAATTCAGCTTCAGGCGCAGGCAATTATTTTGCTGGCGGCGGTGGCGGTGGAACTGATAATCTTTCAACAGTAAAAACAGCAGGCACTGGCGGTATTGGCGGGGGCGGGGCAGGTGGTGATGGTAGTGTTGCGCCTAGATCAGGGGCAAATGGCGCAACAAATACAGGAAGTGGTGGCGGTGGGTCTGGCGCTTCTGGCCCAAACACTCCAGACGGCGGCAACGGCGGCTCCGGTATCGTCATCCTAAAGTACACCGTCCCCAGTCAAACCGTCTTTGTATTCAAAGGCACGACTACGTGGAAATGTCCTACTGGTGTGACCTCTGTTGACTACCTTGTGGTTGCGGGTGGTGGTGGTGGTAGCACAAGCGGTGGAGCAGGTGGCGGCGGTGGAGCAGGTGGGTATAGAACTGGATCGGCACAATCAGTTAGCGCCGGAAGCGATTACACGATTATTGTAGGCGGTGGGGGTGCGGCTAATTACAGTGGAAGTAATTCGTCTATTTCAGGTTCTGGAATATCTAATGATCCGTCTATTTCAAACGCTTCTGGTACGTCATCGTCTATATCAGGAACAACTTTAACGGTGGGTGGTACAGTTACCAATACATTTTACGCGGGGATGGCGCTATCAGGGACGGGTGTTGCAAGTGGGACGATTATTACGGCTTACGGCACAGGGACGGGTGGAGCAGGAACATACACAGTTAACGTAAGTCAAACTGTTTCTAGTACAACCATCACAGGTTCTTTGAGCGGTATTAACGCTTTTGGTGGCGGAAGGGGTGGTTATACAGGCGCGGCAAATGGCGCAAACGGTGGATCAGGTGGTGGCGGTGGCGACGGTACTGGTACTGGTGGAACAGGTAATACACCTTCAACAAGTCCTAGTCAGGGCAATAATGGCGGCACAGCAGGAAATCAACCCGGAGTTGGTTTATCCGGTGGTGGTGGTGGTGGCTCTGCTGGTGCAGGAACCAATGGTGTTCAAGTCGTTGCCGGAAACGGTGGTGCTGGAACTGCAAACTCCATATCCGGTTCTTCAGTAACTTATGCTAGTGGTGGTGGAGGTGGTGCTGGAGGTGGAACACCTGTTGCCGGTACGGGGGGTTCGTCATTAGGCAATAACGGAGGAACACCGACAAGCAATGCAAGCCCCGGGCCTGTATTTAGTGGTTGCGGTGGTGGCGGTTCCATCAATCCTTCTTCTGCTGCTGCGGGTTCCTCCGGTATCGTAATCATCAAAATCAATCAATAACATGACTACAAAAGTTTATAAGTTTCTGGGAATAGACACAGCTATGCACCTGCTTCGTCCGGGTGCTAAGTGGGAAATATCTAACAACGTATTCACACGCTGGGATGATCCGAGACCTTGTCCGAGTATTGAGGAAGTTTATTGGGTGATAGACAAGATCAAGGAGTTTGAAGATTCAATCCCTACGATTTGGCTACCTGAACAGTTAGAAGAGATGGGTATCAAACAAAAGGAAATTGAAGATGCAATTGCATAATCTCTTTCCAACCCCTGTAGGCTTTGCTGAACTAGGTCGCCCATTAAGCGATGAGGAGTTGTTCTTCATCCGTGAGTTACAGACAAGACCGAATCAAGGCAACACAACAAGCACTGATAACTTTGTACTTCGTAGCCCTGTACTGACGAACCTAAGATCGTTTATCGAGGATGCTGTTTCGGAATACTTCAAGTCCACAGTCAATCCTAAGCACAATGTAAGTTTGAGAGTCACGCAAAGCTGGTGCAACTACTCAGAACAAGGTCAGTATCATCACAAACACGCTCATCCTAATTCGTATATCTCAGGTGTGTTCTATGTGCAGACCAACCCTGATGACAGGATTTACTTCTACAAAGATGGCTGGCAGCAGATCAAGTTTCCTCCCGACCAGTGGAACCCGTATAACAGTGAGAGTTGGTGGTTTGAGGCTTATGCAGGCAGGCTGATTCTCTTTCCTTCGTCACTGACACATATGGTTCCTGAAGTCAAAGGCGAGGACACAAGAATCTCACTCAGTTTTAATAGCTTCCCTGTTGGAGTTGTCGGGGAAGAGATGGATTTAACCGGACTTAGGCTGGAGGCTTAGATGAGTCACTTTGCAAAAATTGACGAGAACAATGTTGTTACTCAGGTTGTCGTTGTTGATAACAAAGATACGGCTGATGCGTTTGGCGTAGAGAAAGAACACATCGGTGCTGCCCATCTTGAGAAGATTCTCGGTGGGACGTGGAAGCAGACAAGTTATAACGGCAACATGCGTAAGAACTACGCAGGGATTGGTTATACCTACCGAGCAGACATTGATGCGTTTGTGCCGCCTAAGCCCTTTGCTAGCTGGCTTCTTAATGCCAATGCTCAGTGGGAAGCTCCAGTAGCAATGCCTACCGACGGTAAGATGTACACATGGGATGAAGCAACGACAAGCTGGGTTGAAGTGACTTAACTACGGCGCAGATAATTTAGAATGACGAAAGCCCGCAGTGCTACCAACACATACGGGCCTTCTAACCAACAACGAGGACATTCGTTATGGCTGCAAAGATTCTACCAATAGAAACACTGCAACAACTGTTTCGTTACGATCCAGACACGGGAAATATCTATTGGATCTCGCAAGGCCGAGGAAAGATCAAGAAAAAGCCTGCCGGTACAATCGTTAAAGCTGGCTATGTAGGCATTCTTATTGACGGCAAACGATACTACGCACACAGAATCGCGTGGGCTTTACATCACGGCAAGCATCCAGAGCTTCATCTAGATCACATTAACGGCATCAAGAC